TGTGTGAACTTCATTACTCACGCCATCCGATGTAGAGATCGCTGACGTGCATCAGCTCCAGCTTGGCGTCGCGCCCGTCTGGCAGGGTCACTTGGAAAGCGATGGGGTTGTACTTCGTGTACATCACTCGATCTCCAACCACCATTCCAGCAACCGGGTCGTCCTCGTTAACGTCCACTCCAAGGCCGACCGCAACGACAGTGCCACGGGGCTCCTTCGTCCGGGCCTGCTCCGGCAGGATGATGCCACCCTTGCTGACCTCCTCCTCTGGATCACGGATCACGGCGATGCGCGGGCCGTAGATGATCACGCCCTGCGCCTGCAGTCCAGCGGCCACGTCAGCGACGTAGGCGCGGTGCTCTTGACTCCTCATCGATTGGTACCTCCTCTATGTTGGGCGGGTCGTCGGGGCGGGGTGGCCACCAGGCCGACCAGCCTGACCACGGCCCGTCCCCATGTTGGTTCTCTCCTCGTACTCGTGCCCGCAGCCTAGTCGAACTCGGCGCTGTCACTCTCGTCTTCGTCTTTGTGGTTAGGACAGTCGTTACCAGTCCGGCAGCGGCATGTATCTCCAGGCGGTACTGCTCCACCGGCCCGCCCTCCGTCGGTGCCGTCCACCAGGCCACCAGCTCCACCGTACTCCCATCCAGGGGCTCCGTAGAGGGATTCGTCTGGCTCGGCTCGGTCTGGACCGGTGGGGTTGACGTACACCCAGGTCCCATCGTCACGCTGACGAGCAAGCAGATCCCCATCAGGAGATTTGTCCCGCTTGCGCACGATCTCCCAAGCGTCGTTGACGAGTTCGAGCAGATTGTATCCTCGGCGGTTGCAGTAGTCGAGCATGTAGATGACGATGTCTCCCAGGGCGTCACGCTCTCCTGCGTTGTGGTCCTCGTCCTGGCGGATGCCCTGCTCCCTCTTGAGGACTGCATGGCACAGCTCGCCAACCTCTTCCACCACGCCAAGCAGAGGAAGGGTGGGAGACTGAGGACCAAATACCCTCGTTGTCCACTCATGCTGCTCCTTCTGGATCTGACTAAGGTCCTTCATGGTTCGCCTCCACAGCGTACTGCTGCATCTTGTGCAGCGCTAGCGTCCTGTCCCCAGCCGCCAAGCTGTGAGCGTAGCTGTCGGCTAGCGTGTGCTTCTGACTGTAGGTCAGGTCGCTGCCTGCCCACGGCGAGCTGGCGATCATCTTCTCCTTGTCGGCGTTGCCGTCTCCGGTCATGCGCCGCTTGCTGGTCTTGTTGTTGACGAACGTCAGGTAGAGTTCGTCCAGGTGTGGTTGTAGGTAGTCGTAGATGTACGCCTGGATCAGCGTGTACAACGCCATCTGCACCATGAGCGTGCGGGCGTTCCCGTTGTAGATTGGGTTCTCCAGGCAGACCTCTAGCACACGGATGTCGTTCTCCTCGATCCATCCGATCACCGTCTCCATCATGGGGATGCAGATGCTCATGGCACGCAGCACTTCCCACTGGTCGGTGTAGTCGTTGCGCCAGCATGCCTCGCCTACGACAGTGTCGCCCTTGTCCAGCCTCAACACCGTACCGGTGTTACCGAACCCCGGGTCAACTCCCAACACCCAGCTCTTGGGGCGGGGCGTCATAGTCTTCTCCTTCCTCAGTCGGCCTGACGATCATGCGATCCAGGTCCGAGTAGTAGTACTCGATGGGGCGACGCGTAGACTCGCGCTGCTTGATGATGTTGATGCGCAGCATGTGGTTGCGCAGCTCTTCCTCACCCTGGTTGAGACCCAGGATGATGTCGGCATGCTTCACGATGTCCCAGCACTCGCTCACGTCTTCCTTCTCGATGACGTGCTTGATGGACCCAGCTCGGTTCGTCTGCCACGCCGATAGGAGCTTGACTCCCAGCTCGTTGGCGAGACGACGCATCTCCTTGCCGACGAGCGAGTGATTGAACCGCTCACCGTGTCGGTTGTGTTTGGTGGGAGCCATAAGCTCCAGGTAGTCCACGGAGATTGCCGTGACCTGCATGCCCTTGGAGCGCATTGACTTAACCAGCGCTCGTATGTCATCGCAAGTGACATTGCGGCTGCACCAGTCCTTGATGTAGAACTTGCCCTTCAAGCGCTTGCGCTCTGACGCCACCAGCTTTGGCGAGTTCAGCCGCTCGTCGCTGTCGAGCTTGGTCAGGTACTGGTCACACCGGGCACGCACCTTGCGCCCGCTGATCTCCAGCGTGATGTGTAGCACGTGCTCGCCCTGCTCGGCCATGGACATGCCCGTGAACACCAGGTACGATGTCTTGCCGACGCCCGACGGTGCCAGGTAGAACAGCATCTCGCCGTTCGCCATGCCTCCACGCAGATGGCCGTCCATCTCCTCGCCCAGGCCCAGGCCAACCAGACCCTCCCGCTCGTCCTTGTCGGGCGGCGGTGCCTCGGCGTAGTCCTCCACGTCCAGATCCACCGGGGCAGACAGCTCGTTGGCTATCGTAACCATCTCGACGAACTTCTCCATCGAGAAGCGGTCGCCATCTAGGGTGGACTGCACGTAGTCAGCAGCCTGGGACGCTAGCTCCCGCCCCAGGTACTCGGCCACGAACGTCTGCGCTTCCTCGGCGGGCAGCTCAGGCGTGTTGTCGATCAGGCCGACCAGCTCGGCCATCTCCTCCAGGCGCTCAGCGGAACGGAACCGGGACTCGATCAGCAGGGACAGGTCACGCGTCGTGAGGTCACGGTCAAGCTGCTCGTGCAGCTCCCCGACGTACTGCACCATGGCGTTCATGCTGCTGTTGCTGTGCTTGATGGCAGTCAGGGCAGCCTTGTTGGTCTCCCACGACTGGCGCACCAGCACAGCACGCAGCGTCACCAATGCTAGATCGTCGAATCCCACGTGATCACTCCCCTCGCTACGAGCACGGCCTGCGCCTGCGCCAGCAGCCCAGCCGTGTCGCCGGAGGCTGCCTCGATGGTAGCGTCGAAGTCGTAGGCGTCCAGCGCCGTCTCGGACACGTCGTGCGACGAGTCGTAGTTCCGAATGAAGTCGCCCCGCTCGCACCGGATGATGAGGCCGTTGCGCTCACGGATGGCGTCGGCCTCATTCGGGAACCGCACGTCGTCGAACACCACGATCACGCCTGGGTGCAGGTCACGGATCTTCTCGATCTGCGCCATGCCCTTGCGGAGCCAGTAGTCCGGGTCCTTGTAGCGCTGCGCCTGTCCGTACACCTGTAGCAGCCGCCGCACAGGCTCGGCCTTCTCGACGTACACGTCGATATAGCTGAACCCCATGTTCATCACGTCCTCTTTGAGCGGCGTGGCGAACGATAGCGGTGCCCACCCGTAGCGCTGACAGAGCTGGCTAGCCAGCCAGGACTTGCCGGACCGGAGCTTGCCGCTCAGCCCGATGATGTTGATCTGGTCACCCACTGGTGTCCTCCTCAAGGAACTCAAGGCCGACAGCGGGATCGGGGTAAACGACTGCAGGTCGAAGACCCTTGCGTCGCCGCTTCTCGGCGTCATGACAGGCATATCGGTAGTCGCAGTACTGGCATGGTGCTGCAGACGACGTGTAGTCCGGTCTCGGCGGGACATTCTCATCCCTCTTTCTGGACACCTGGGCGCACCGGTTGAGCACGATGTTCCAGGTGTCGTCGCTGTACGGCATGATGACGCCACCCAGCACCCCACGCTCCTCGTCGTGGAATCCCATGTGGCAGTTGCTGCGGTCCTTGATCACCAGGTACGCATGGTCGAGCGTGTGCTTCTCGCTCGGATCGAACGGCAGGGCCTTCGGTCCTTGCGCCTTGGCGATAGCCAGCCCGGCGTGCATCTGGTAGATGTAGTTGCGGTACTTCTCCTGGAGGTACTCAAGCACGCCGTCGTGGCCACCCTTGAGGTACGCCTCGTGCATGTACTTGTACTTCCAGTGGCTGACGGTCTTGATCTCCATCAGCATCCAGCCGTAGTCGTCGTGCTTGATCCACCCGTCCTGCCTCGTGGAGACTACGATCTCCTGGCCGTCGTGCAGAAACGTGTGCTTGGTGAACATGTCCTCTTCGGTGGTGCCGTCCTCGTTGCGGGTGATGCCAGCCAGCTCGATGCCAGCGTCCAGCATAACCTGACGGATCACGTCGTGGTGCAGGTCACCGTCGATGGACCAGTCCATTGCGAACCCGGTGTCCGGCTTGGGCACGTAGCCCATCTTCCGGTACCACATCTTGCGCTTGCAGTCGGCCAGCTCGCTGGCTCGGAACCGCTGCGCCGGGATGCGGTAGTTGCGGGCACGCTCTCGTCCCTCTTCGTCTCGCTGCTTGTAGATGCGAACAATGGGGTCCATGGTGCCTACTTCCTGATGTAGAATGTCTTGCCGAACAGGACCAGCCGCCACTGGAAGCGGGTTGTGTCCGGCTCGTACGTCTCCTCGTTGCGCGGGTACATGCGGGCCAGCTCGAACAAGCCGGTCATACGCGCACCCGCCGGTGCGTAGCATGCAACCTGTATCCAGAACTGCCCTTTAGGTGACCAGTTCAGCGTAAGCAACGTAGCTCTGGGCATGTCAACTCCTTGGTTGCGAGCTAGCTGGCGGCTGTTCGTTGCATACATTCCCCGGATCGAACCGAAGCTCCGCTGCAACAACCGCTCTCCTACACACGCTGCCACGTCCGACGGGGCTACCGTCTGCGTAGTGACAGCCCTCGCCGCCTCCCTGCCTAGGACAGGGTGCTAGCTCAGCTTGGCGTTGATCGTCTCCCAATCGAGCTGATCGCCATACGTCCGCTGGACGGCGCGACGCTGGCCGTCACGGTCCTCCAGCTTGAGGTCGAACGACGCCCACACGTCGGTCATGATCTTCTCCTCCCAGCCCGGGATCGCCTCGTCGAGGCCAATCACCTTGCCGGTAGGGGCGACGCTGTACTTGGTCTTGAGGCCAGCACCCTTGCGGGTGATGGTGATGTCCTGACCATCGTCAGCGTCGCAGAACAGGCCGTCGCCGCTGTCATCCTGCGCCACCATGAGGTCGTTCAGCGCCTCGGCGGTGGTCTTCGACAAGCCGATCAGCTTCGGGCCGATGTAGCCGTCCGTCTCCTTGTCGTAGATGTACGCCTGCACGTACCAGCGCGGGCTGGCCCGCAGCTTGCTGGCGATGGCGTCGTCACCCTTGTCGCCGGTGCGGCGCAGGTGCTTGACCAGGTCGCACAGGTAGCAGTCGTCGCCAGTCTCCTCGGTGCCGTGCTCGCAGAGGCAGGACAGGGCAGTGCCCTGGTCTTCCTCGTTCTTGAGCTGGAAGTGGTTGGTCACCTTGTAGAAGATGAGACCCTCCTCCGTCACGGGCGGCAGCACACGCAGCCGGGTCACCGTGTCGGGCTTGAGGTCGTAGAACGCAGTCTTGCGCTCCAGGGACTTGGTGCTAGCCTTGATGTTCGGCTTGAACGTCGGTCGGTTCAGTGCCATTCGAGTTGCCTCCGATACCTTGGTAGGCTTGTTTGTCGCCCCAACTAGGGCCGACCTCAACGTCGGCACCCATCGGGACAGTCAGGTCGACACCGTACAAGTAGGTGTCAGGGTTCTCCATGCAGTGCTTGACCAGCGCTGCCATCTCGTCCACTTCATCAGGATGACAGTCGATGCCGATGCTATCGTGGACGGTGAGCACCAGCAGACTCTTCATGTTGCGCTCTTGCATGAGACGGCGGAGCTTGATGAGAGCGCA